TCTGAGCTTGCACCTATTGCAGGTATTTTTGCTACTTTAATTTTTACAGATCTTGTTACGTGTTCTCGTTGCGTAGCAGTATCTGGATTGTTAATATCGTCTTCGGCTTCTTGATCAGAATTATATTCGTAGTTTGTTTCTTTGTTTCGTAAAACAACTTCTGTTTCACACTTGACTACCGGCACTTTTTTGCCATCTATTTCAATATATTCTACTGATCCTTCTTCTATAAAAGCCATAAATTATTCCCTGTTTATTTGTAACACAGAAAGCACGATATGTAACCTGTTTCCTGTGGCTGCTGTTGCTTTAATTATCTCACTCTCTTGTAGCACAATAGGGCTAGATAACAGCTCTACTGTTTGATTAGCAGATATAGCCTTAGTTTTAAACAAACTAAAGACGTTTGCTGACGCATCTGTCAACGTTAATGTTATAGAGTCCGCGTTTCCCGAGTCCTCAGACACTATTATCGATTTTACTATACCAGTTGTAGATGCAGGCACTGTGTATACAGTGGTAACTGCATTTGTTGTTAAATCTTTTTTTGCGTTTGTAAATACGTTAGCCACCTAAAAACCAAGAGATTCTCTCTTGCTCCTGTTTTGTTTCATTTAAATATGTAGAGTTTAGTTGTTCTACAATACCAGTCAAAGATCTGTTAATTTGTTTTTGTGTAGAAACATCATACTCTTCTTTTGGTTCTGGTATTCTTACTACTACTTTAGTCATTATCTTCTACCATCTTGTTGTAAATCTAATTTTAATGTGCCAAATCTCCATGATTCACTGGCTGCATCGTTTTCTATTTTTATATTTAAAAATCTACCCCTAGCTCTTGTATCTTTTTTAAGTGTGTTAGAGTTAACTGTAAACGGACTCAAAGCTGTAGTTGTTTGACTATCTTGTGGGTATCTTTTTATACCTAAACTTATCTTACAATTACCTGCTAGTGTTTTAAAATCAGGTACAAATCTACGTAAGGCTAAAAAGAATTCACCGGCTACAGCTCCAGAAGCAACACCACCTTGTGCTGTTCTTCTCATTCTAGACTCTAGATCTATATCATATGATTTAATAAATGACGTAACTGTTGTAGTTGTACCATTAGGGTTTACTTGATCTGTTCCTATCTCATGTTCAAATAGTGTTGTTTGTCCTAAATCTGATTGACCAACAATTGCAGGGAATGTACCATCAGATGTTGAGTCATATTTAGTTGCAAAAGGTTTTGGATATATAGTTGCATCAACCCAACTTGTTCTAGCTTCTGTGCCTGTATACCAAACACCTCCCGGAACTTTTGTTAAAGAAGACTCACCATAATTATATATTACATACTTGTCATTATATTCAGAACCTGAAGATGGATAGTACCAAACAACTTCTGTAAATAAATTATTTAGTCCTGCATTTATCTGTTGTCCTTTCGTAGTATCAATATTTTCAAATACATGATCTTCTACACTACACGGTAGTGATCTGACTGTACCATCAAAAGCAAAGAATCCTTTTGGTGACATCCAAAAAGCAACACCATCTATTTCTATAGCAGCGTTTTTACCTATCAAACCACAGTTAGTACCAACCTGTTCAAAACCAAATGTAAAAGGCGCACCAATAAATTTCATGGTATACAACGCATTGTCAGTCCATATCAAAATACTTTCTTTTGCTTTCAAAGCTCCTACAATTTTTGTTCCGTCTTGTAGTCTTTGTGTACCTGCAGTGTTTGTTGCAGATGGTGCATAGGTATCAATACCTTCTTGATTTGAAAATCTAATAAACATATCATCTTGTGTTGTTGTGTTTCCTATAGTTGTTTCAGTTGCAAGATGAATTAAGTGTCTTGTTGTTGGTGACACTAATGTAACTCTTGATGCAGTAGGATTGTTTGCTGTTGAAAAATTAGTTGTTGTAGTAGAAGCTCTGTTTGTTAATGGTGATGCAGCTCCACCGTTCCATGTAAATGTTTTACCATTTGCAATTGTAGCAATTAATACTTCACCAAAATTATCTAATGACCATAGTCCTGGTTCTAGTGCAACAGAAGATGCAGATGCAGCTTGGCCCCATCCACCGCCTCCCCATGACGATACACCCCAACCATAACCATATGTTTGTGCTCTTGGTCCTACGGGTTCGTACGGTTTTAAACTTAGACTACCACCAGTCGATACTGTACCGGTTGCATTGCTAGATTGTGTTATTGTAAACGTGCCGTTTGTAGGCACAGTTATAACTTGAAAATTTTTATCTTCAAAATCTGAATTACTAAAACCTGTACCACCCGGTAAAGTTACGTTATCTAATTGTACTATATCTCCTACAGATAAACCATGAGCAGATTTTGTAATCGTACAAGTTGGTGATCCGTTTGTTGTTGCTATGGTTGCAGATGTTAATGTAGTTTTAAGTGGTGTAACATCATACAATTGACCTTCAAAGTATATAAGTAAAAATTTATCTGTACCGATTGCTACGTATCTATTTCCTGTTAGATCTGTAAAAGCATGCATGGCTCTTGCAACACCTACGATAGTGCTAGTGACTAGTGATGACCAACCACCAACTTTTTCTGGTTGACCATATCTAAATCTTACATTGTCAGAGTCTATCCAACGATTCTCTGCTCCAGAGTCTGATGATTGTTTATCGATTCCAGGTGCGAATCTATATTCTATTAGAGCCATTCTCTAACCCCTAGATTTTATCTTTATAGATCCAGCCTCTAGTTGCATTTACATAAACTAATGTGAACGCTGAACTGTTTACACTAACAACTAAATTAGAAGCTGCACCCAAAATGTTAGATCCGTTTCTAGCAATAGTTAAATTGTTAGAGTTAAAGTTATTACCGCTATCTATAAAATGCACTTCGTTTCCAATTGCTGGTGATGCTGGTAGGGTTATTGTTACAGAACTACTTATACCACCACCCGACGTATCTACTAGTAATTGATCTCCATCTACAGCAGTATACGCTCCCGGTACAGTGTAATAGCCTTTGTTTATTAATCCTTTATTTATATTTGTGCCGTCTGAATATAGTAAAGACTTAGAACCAGCAGGTAATACTACCCCGGTCCCTGATGCAGTTTTAAATGTTAATGTGTAATTATTTGATGTTCTAGCTGTACTATCCTCTACAATAACAACTCTTTCTGTAGAGTCTGGTAGCGTTACAGTTCTATTCGCTGCTAATGTACCAGTTAATTTGTAGTATAAATTTTTACCATTGGATACAGCACCATTGCTTATAGCCAAAGCAACATCGCTAGCCGCAACGTCTACAGATATATATCCTGATGCTGCTTGCTCTAATTGCTGTAGATTGGTGTTAGTTATTGTACCCCAAGTACCGGACTTCTCTCCGGTAGTCATTAACTCTAATTTTAAATTCGTCGAAAAACTCGATGCCATATTACTCCTATGGGTTCAATGGGTCTATCGGGACCCACACCCCTGTTGCGTTTGGATCTATATCGTTCCAAGATACCACATTAACGGTACCATTGGCAAGTTTAAATCCGTTACCAGACGGCCTTGTACCAAAGCCTACAGTGCTATTACCTACACTAATATTAACTCTTTTACCATTAACTAAAACAACCACATTTTGAGATCCTACTCCTGCAAATGTTGTCGATGCGAAAGGTGTTGCTCCAAATAACATTATGGTATCTCCGTCCAGGTTTGTGTTGCGTTTACTGGCACCTGATCCCATTGTCTTATAGTGATATCAGATGTGCCTATTTTAAATCCTTCACCAGAAGGTAAAGCTTTTGCTTTTGCGACTACAGTAACATCGCTTGTAGCCACTGTAAATCCTTTGCCAGATACGATAGCCGTAGCGTTTGCTTTAGCTGTAGCATTACCTAAAGCTACTTCAAAACCACTGCCTGTTACTGTTAGATTACATTTACCAATTATTGATACAGTGCCGGTTGCTATGTTTGCCCTGATCCCTGTTATAGGAGGTACGGCACCTGCTTTTGTAGTTACTGTACCATTACCTATCTCAAAACCATTACCGGTTACTGGTACGTCTTTAGGTATAGATGCTTGCGCATTACCAATACCAAGCTCAAGACCTTGTCCTGTTAAAACCTCTACTGCTTTACCTACAATGGTTACGTTACCTGTAGATACATTAACTCTATTTCCAGTTACAGAAAAATTAGCGTCACCAACAATAGTTGAATTACCAATACCGACGTTTAGTCTAACGCCTTCTACTCCTACAAATGCATTAGGATTGAAGCCTACATCTGAAAATGCGGCTGATGCAAAGGGTGTTGCACCGAAATACACGGACTACCTCGCCGTTGCTGGGATATTATTAGATCCTACTAGGGGTGCTTTGGCAAATGCCATATAAAAGTATGTTCCACCAGAAGCATTTTCGAATGAACCTGTTCCCCTCATTTTTATACCATTCGATAGAATATCAATTCTGTTAACTCCACCTGTTCCTTCTGCATCACTTAAATCTGCTCGTAAATATTTTTCAGTTAAATTAAATGGATCTCTAGTTGCATCATACATCATCCAATTACCTGTTGAATCTATTCTTTTCAGCATCATCCATGCAGGTTTAAAACCTGTATAAATAAATGGTCCACTGGCATCACCATTCCCAGTATAAGTACCAAACTTGCTAAAACCATTTATTTCTTGAAAACAATAATTTATTGAAGTACCAGTTCCGGCAGACCCACCAGTTGCAGAACCAACAGAAGTTACTGTTGTTGCATCTGTTGATCCAATTCTTGAACCTTCTGAAGATGAACCAGAAGTTGAATTTAAAAATAAAGAATTTCCAGATGAAATACCTGTATAATAAACTCTCCAATTTGCTACATCATCTGTTCTTTTACCAAAAACCACACTTGGTGTACCATTAAGTCCATGACCAAATGTATTAGAATTCAAATTGCTTACTTTTACCATAGAAAAACCCGCATCTGTATTTGCTGAAACAAGAGATTGAACAGCACCTTTAAAATTTGATGAACCAAATGTTGAGTTTGTGTTTGCTTGTCCACCCATACCAGCATGATTTGAACATTGATAATATAAAGTTGGTGCAGATGCAGCAACTGTAATTCTAGTGTAAGCACCAGAGCTTCCCGGTGTTCCATTTGTGGTTACACCTGTTGTATATTCGCCACCTGATTTATCTGCTGCTGTATAAAATCTTAATGGATGTCCAGAGTTAGAACTATCTGCTTGGTCAAAAGTATAAGTGCCACCTTCTTGTAAATCTAAAGTCACAGCACTTGTACCAAAATCATCAAATCTATATTTGTTACCACTATCTGAAACAACTTTTACTACATAAGTTATAGCTGGTGCAGTTCCCCCTGCTTTCCAGTTCCATGCTACAATATCTGAACCATTTTCATTTACACCAGTGCTATTACCCATAGTAAAACCATCACTAACAAAACTTAATACGGCAGTTGTTGTAGTAGCTTCTGCGTTTGTTTTATTACTATATACAGTTTTTCCACCACCTCTTACAGAATCTTGTAACTGATGCCAAAGTGAACCATTATCTCTATTTTTAATCCAAACCCAATCAGGTTGAAATCCTACTCCTGTAATTGTCCTTGCGCTACCATTACCAGTGTAAAGTAATGTATTAAAATGATCTGTAGATTTATTAATTGTTGTATAAGCCATATTATTCGTTTAACCCTTTTGTTGATAAAGCAGTATATCCTGTTGGAACATCATACTCAAACACTCCAATATTACTAGCATTAGTTCCTGCACTTGATACTGCTGTTGTTCCAAAAAATCCATTGCCAAAGTTTGCATATATACTTGGGTTTTCACTATTTTTATAACCTGAAACTACAAGGTAATATTCGTCACCAGTTAAAGATAGTGCACCTGTTCCTGTTGAACCTGATGTCGGCACACCACTATTTTGATAAACACCATCTTTATGAAAATATAATTTTTTATTATCCATATCAATAGCCACACCAATTATACTTGTAGCACCCCATGCAGCACCATAAGAAGAATTACTAGCATTATTTCTTTTATCTCCATCCCAACCATAACCATAACCTGTGCTTGTATAACCAGGATATTGTGTACTCCAAGCACTGAAATTTTTTGGTTCTTCTACTCCTACCATCATGTATTGAGCACTCGTGCTAGATGCATTCCATTTAAACTCAGCATAATATTTACCAGATGAAGGAACTGCTAAAGTTGATGGCGTAGACTCCCAAGTTCCTGCATTTAGAGTATATGTATTATTACCATTTGTTAAAGTTATGTTAGCAAAAGTTGCTAAAGGATTTAATGTAGCAAAAACATTACTTGGACAATCTTTTACTGATAATATAGTTCCACCACTAACTGTAAAGTTATTACCATTACCAGATAGATCTACTGTTCCAGCATTATCTTTTAAAATAAAGAAACCTTCATCTCCATAATTTACATTTGGAGCAGTATTTATTTTCCATTCTCCAGTTGCACTATCAAAAGAACCAAAGTCTGATGCTTGATAAGCATAGCCATCACATAAATGTAGATGAGACATTATTCCATCAAAATAAAAAGTATTATCGAATTTTCTTCCTATCTGTAAACTTTTACCATTTGCAAACCAACTCGCATGAGTAGAAAAATTACTTCTATTATCATTTACAAAACTCGTTTGTAAAACTCCATTAATCCATATTTTTGATTTATCAGTTCCAGATTGTGATGCGTCTTGAGTGCTTACAATATGATACCACCCAGAAAAATCTCTACCTAATGCTGTTGTTCTAGTTTCACCATTTACACTTCCATTATAAGTCCAATTACTATAAATAGATTCACTATTACCTAAAAAATGACCTGCACCACCTGCTGTAGAGTTATATTGAGAACTTACCAATCCTTTATAATCTCCACTTGAAGCAAGCTTAACCCAAACAGAAAGTGTTTGTTTAGTTGCGTCTGTGGGTGTTCCCATTGTTCTTGTTAAATATGTGCTAGGCATTAGTTAAATTGTCCTCCTCCTGCTGCTCCGTGAGATATAGTAATACTAAACGCACGATCTGCTGTTTGGCCCTCTGCATCCGTTGCTCTTATTGTAAAGTTATAAGTAGTTGTAGCAGTTGAGCCTGATTCAGTACCAGATATTACACCAGAATTATTAATAGTTACACCCCCAGGAAAAGTACCTGATACTTTTGCGAAAGCTGTAGCATTTGTTGCAGCAACTGTAAAGTTGACAGTTCCGCCATTTGCAACTGATCCCAAACTTCCTGCAGAAGTTGTCCATGCAGGTGCATCAGATACTGTAAGCAGAGCTGTTCCAGATCTACATGCAATACCATCGTTATTCTCTAATCTTAAAAAATATGTACCATCTACTGATATTGTAAACGTTGCAACAACTGTTGTTGCATTTGTAAATGACACTGAGTCTGCAGTTACAATCGCACCGGTAGATGCATTGATTGCATCAACAAAAGGTGGTGTTGAACTATCTTTAAAATTTGTACC